CTAACGCTGGATGTGCTGCCGTCGCCGCGCTGCCTGTAATGACCGTAGCCAATAAACATCATGTCGCCACCCTTGACTGCCCCAAAACAGTTTTCTCCCGCCGCAATGTCCGTCCAGTCCGTGTCTGTTCCGTATTGACGCCATGTGCCGTCTGTCGTAAAGTATGACGAAGACATATAAGTGTCGTCTATTGCCCAATACCATAGTTGACCGCTAGACTTTATGGCGAATGCCTGCTTGTATTGCCTGCTTAGAACTATCTTAGTGAAGGTATGCGAAGTTGCAGGGCCTATCGCAAAGTCACTCGTGACGGCTGAGTTGTTGAAGATACTTGCGTTACTTAAGCTTTGAACTCCTGAGCTAGCTATTGTATTTGCTGTGATTCCACCGCCACCTGAAGGGACGTCTTGTCCATTTATTGATGCTATATCTGCCACGGCTATTCCGTTATGTGATGCTATGTCTGGCATGTTTATGCAAGGACGATAAAGTCGTTAGAAGGATTAAACCAAATCTGTCCGTTAGTGCTGTCTAGACAATATCCAACAACACGAACAACATCTCCAGTACCAGATGGTGCCGTAGCTGTAATATCTCCAGCCGTAGTAGACACATAAAGCTCATCACCAATCGTTCCTGGATCGTGGTCGAGAGTAAACGTACCACGCAACAACATTCCGTCAGCATCAGGGTCAGTACCCAGAGCGATAGCCAGCATAACGCCCCCTGCTGTACCTGTAGCATCAGCATCAGCTGCTGTCCATCCTCCGCTTGAGTTGAGGTAGCAAAGCTCTCCTTGCGTGGTAGAACCTGAACCGAAATACATGACGTCACCTCTGTAGCTGAAATCCGTATTTGCCGTTTTGTCGAGAGTAATACCTTTAGTTACTTCAAGTTTACCAGTGACTTCTGCGAATCCATTTCCAGTGCTGTGATTATCACCAACCGTAAATACCGCAACGTCTTCAACGTGCAATGAAACTGTGTTGGCAGAATCATCAAACTTGATGTACTCCTCGTCTGTACCGTTTCCTACCTTATCGTTACCAACGTTTACTAATCCGTTGCCTGAGTTTAACGACAGACCAGTGCCAGATACGGTGATGTGGGTGGGAGAACCATCGTGGTCAGATATTTTGACCGTGCTCGCGTTGATCTTCAGATCACCAGTTCCAGCGTCCTTAATGAAACTATCGTTCCCGTCGTGATAAATCTGCAAGTCGTTCCCCGCACCAAAAATCAAAGTGTCGTCAGTTCCTGGGGTAGCGGAATCACCAAACACAATGTTAGATCCATTCGTGTCTAGATTTCCGCCCAGTTGAGGAGTGGTATCGTCAACGACATCGGATATCCCTCCAGATGGATTGTCAACAAACTCAACAGCATTCCCAGCAGAATTTACCTTCAAGAATTTACTTGCAGTAAAAGAGCTAGGCGTATCGGTAAGACCCAAAAATGTTGAAGAGCCACTTCCGCCCGAAACTGTAGTAAACGACAGAGTTCCACTCCCATTAGTTGTTAGTACCTGGCCGTTAGTTCCGTCCGAGGTAGGGTACGTGAGGCCACTCGCAATAAACGTATCCGCGATAGTAGTTGTTGCGTTACCACTTGAATCAACGTCCACCTTAAATTTGTCATCACCAGCCGCGTTTTCGCAGATAATATGAGTCCTGGAATCGCGTTTAATACCGAGCAGCGTCGTTGAGGTGGGTGCAGCTGTGCCTAATGCTAAGGGTTGTTGGATTTGGAACTTGTTGCTGTTTGTCGTTGCAGTCCAAATAGCCCCAACGGTGGTGCTTTTTAGTTGTATAAAGTTAGTGCCAATCACAATTCTTCCAGTATTCGCATTATCTGAAAGGTTGATAGTATCGGCAGAAAGGTTAATATCCCCAGTTCCGTCAGGCTCAATAAGAATGTCTGCGTTTGAAGTGGTGGTAATCTTATTTCCGTTCAGGTCTAAGTCACCACCAAGCTGTGGGGACGTATCGCTAACTAAATCGGTAGTGTTCGTATCTGTGGTTTGATCGACCCAGTCTAAGTTGCCACTACCGTCAGTCTTCAACACCTGATTTGCGCTGCCATCAGTATTTGGGAGCGTCAAGGTATAAGAAGCATTTGCTGAGTGGGGCGGGCCTTTAAGTACGACACCATGGCTGTTCTGCTCGCAGTTCAAAACAAACTGACCAGATCCCTTTGTGGAGTTTCCCTTAAAAACTACCTGACCGCTACCGTCAGGGTCTAGCTCAATATTCCCATCAGAAGCGCTAACAATATCATTCCCGTTTACATCAAGGTTCCCACCAAGCTGCGGGCTTGTATCATCAGCTACTGTAGCGATTTTGGCGGTATTGGCTGTTATCGCATTGGCTTGCGCAGTTGATATCGTTGTTGTGTTACCTGCTAAAGCCGTGGTTCCTGAAGTACCCAACTGGAGCAAGGGTGTGTTACCCTCCAATGATGTGCCCGCCGTGGTTCCGAATCCAGGAAAAGAAACCTTAAGTGTATTGGCTGCTACATTTGTATTGGCAGAAACACGGGCCTCTGTGTAATACAGATTTGTACTACCCTCGGATAAAGAGTCTGTGTTGTTGGGCGGCGGGGAAGCAGGAGCGGTATTTGTAAACCTCCCATTCACAAACGACAGGATAGACCCAGCAGCTACAGAGCCCCCAGATTGTTCTGTGTCGGAAAGATCAAAAATACTAGAGGAAGAAACGTTGGCATCAGAACCCTGTGGGCCCGTGGGACCTTGCGGCCCAGTAGGTCCCTGCGGTCCAGTATCTCCTTGAGGGCCCTGTGGACCTGTAGCACCTGTAGCACCTGTAGCACCTGTAGCTCCCGTCTCTCCAGTAGCCCCCTGAAACCCCCGTGGCCCTTGCTCGCCCTGAGGGCCTTTGGATACGGTAATCTTTATTTTAGTTGCCATATCAAACGGTTACGTCTTCGTTAATCTTAAAGGTTCCGAAGAGCAACGTCTCAACAGAAAGCTCTTGAGTATTCACGGGCCTAGATACAGTATCTGTCCTGGTTTGCTGAATGTCGTAAACATAAAGGCCAGCATTTACTACCATCCCAGCAGCTGGAACGCTGAAAGTAACGAGACCGTCTACGGTCGAGGCAATATTTGGGGTGGGGGTTAGAACCACAGTGCTAGAAGTGTCGCTGAGTCTTACCTCCATAAGAAAGCTGTAAATGTCAAAGGGGTTGCCAGTAAGATCAATGGCATTTCCGTTGTCGTCTTTGAGCTCAAGATTCAAAGTAAACGTATCACCCTTCCTGCAAATGATATCAAGTCTTTGAGACCTGTCCAGGTTTATTGTGTTGTCCATCTTTCAAATATTAAGCTGAGGGCTGAGGGGTATCAGATTTACGCTGAGAGATAAGTTTGCTTTGTTCATTTGCTTGTTTAGTCACCCTCTCATCTTTCCTGTCTTCTTTTAAGACTTCCAGCTTTTCCTTAAACTCTTTGTCGTCTTCCTTAAATCCAAGCGTAGCCTGAGCCTTGATCATTTCAATCTCCTTTCTAAACTCGTGCTTCACACTTTCAAGCTGTGCCTCTAGCTGATTCTTGAGCTGCATCTCCTGAGCCTTTAGCTGGGCCTCCATCTGCATCTCCTGCTGCCTGGCTTGAGATGTGGCCTGAGCCGAAGCCTGCTGAATCTGTGCCTGCTGCTGAGAGTTTTGCATGGCGATCTGCTGATTCATAGCGATACGCTTTTTCCTGCGGACAATCAACAGCCTTTCCGCCTGGTTGATATCCTTGAGCTGTCGGACAGCAATAGCATCTTCGAGGTCAATCTCTTTCTGAGACAAAGCAATCTGGATGTTCTGTTCAAGGTACTGGCGCTCAGCCTCCTCCATCTCCTTGACTACCGTAACACCAAAGTTGTACATAGCAAGATTCCTGAAGGAACTCAATACCTTCATGTTCTCCTGTCCAATAGCGTTCTCATATATCCTGTACAAAACAGAATCAGGGTGAATGATCTGAACACACTTAACAATATCTGTACAGACCTTCTTGTACAAAACCATCGAAGAGTTTGTGATGTCGTAGATGGCATTGTTAGCGGCTGCCAGAGCTTGCTGCCTGACACCAACCAGTGCATCAGACTTAGGTGTAGAAGCATCCATCACCTCGTTGATGCCCGTAGCGTCACGGATCATACGTAAGTAGTGGTTGTATAAACCAATAAGCTCATTGATGTTTCGAATGCTGTTTCCGATCTCCCTGATGGGCGGGTTCTGGAATCCACCTTCTGGGTTCTTGCTTCTGTAGTAGAATACACCCGTCTGCTCGTAGATGTCGTGAAGGTCAAGCGGCTGAAGCTCTCCACCCTTCCCAAGCTGAACATTCTCCAGACCCTCGATGTCGATGATGATTCCGTCGGGCTTAGCCTTAGCTACCGCCTGCTGGATCTTGAGGTGTGTAAGTTGAAGCTGGTCAGCAAAGCCAATGCAGCTATCCACCATGGACTTGGGCAACATCTCAAGGATATTTGTTGCGCAAGCGGAGTAAGACATATTAGCCCTTGAGATATCGTGAATATTCTTGGGGATATTTGTCTTCTTCCCGTAACTAAACAAGTAGTCAGTACCCAGGATGTAGCACCCACCATAAACAGATGCGGTCTCCATCTTCATTACATCCCTGTTGAATACAGAATTCTGTGGAGCCTTATAGTTCTCCCCCTTAGCGTAGAAACCAATATTACCGTACCTGCTTTCTTTGGATTCGTAATATTCGCAATCCACAGAAATAAACTCAAAGTCTAAAACTCCAACCTTGTACTCGTCATACCCGTAATTAGATTGTCGGCTGTTTACGTTGTAATTAGACTGACTCATCTTAGCCTGATCGTACCCGTACTTTTTCTGAGCTGTTTGAGCGATGGATCTGTACTGCTCTTCCGTGAATTGATCGGAAGCAATACGCTTGAGCTCCCCAATAGTGATGTACTTTACGTGACCAGCATAAACCAAGTCATCGAAGTTTGGGTCTTCTGTATAGCTGTGGATAAAGTTACAGGGGTCCACGTATTCGGTCTTGATTCCGTGCTCAGGATCGTTGCTTCTTTTTACAACAGCCATGCCGAGAACCGTGAGGTCATTAACGCATCTTCTCAGCGTGGTGTCGTTGAAGTTATTCCACTCCAGCGTCAGGTTTGTGGCGACCTGTGCAGCGATCTCCGAAGAAGACTTGATGTTATTTCCAATAAAGATTTCGGCTTCTTCTAAGGTTTCTGGTATATCCTCAGACTTCATTCCAACGGCCACCCCAGTTTTTTCCTGGATTTTAGCAAGCTGATTTTTAGCCTGAATCATCATCTCCATCTTCCTTCTTTCTTTATCCTTTTCGGACGAAGACAAAGGATCAACAGCCTCTAAGTTTGGATACGGGCTGAGAGACAAAATCTTGTTTACTACAATCCTAACGAACTTAGGGAGGATGGGAACTGGAGTAAAGTCCAGGTTGAGCATACTTCCATCACCATTATTTGGATCGAGGGAAGTAAGAAGAGACCTATAGATCTTCGTGTCTTGTGTTCCGTTAGCGTACCTCCTATTTCTTTCGAAAATATTCTTTCTGGTTTTATAGGTGGAGCCCTCGTGGTCTATTTTACCCCATTGATTATAAATAGACTTGGCATACTTCAGGCCATAATCCTTCCCTTGCTTCTCCTGTGAGGGAGCTAAAGGATCTGGAAAGCTAGCTGGTTTTTTATTATTGCTGTTCATCTGCACTGAGTGGAGTCATATTAACTCAATGCAAATATAGTAAAACTAAGAGTGCCAGGCTTTTGGCTTGTAAGTCCTAAAAAAAGTCTTATCCTGAAAGTCTGACTTAACCTTTTTCTTTTTTGCTTTTTGCGCTCCAAGCAGAGCCAAACCAGAGCTTATAGTCAAGTCAAACTTAGTTCGCTTGTCAATCTTGTAGGCAATCCAATCCTCCAGGGTCCTGTTAAACAACATCTGACCCATCTCGCCAGATTCTGCCCTGACGCCAACATGATCGTGGATGTAAGCTTCAATAGCCTGAGCATGAGATTGAATCACGTCCTGAGAGTTAGACGGGATACCCTTCGTCCTTACGTTGTTGGATGAATTCGAATTGCGCAAATGTTGTGGTCTGTCCATTAAGTAACCGTCGTAACCCCTTGATTCAAAGTACCTTGCAATCCCATACTTGTTGTTCTCTATAAGCAGCGGGTACCCGTAGAAAAACGCGCACATCAAAACATCCTCATAAAAGATGCTAGCGAGGTCAGGACGAGAAGCATACTCTACCACAAACATGTTTGGCGGAACGTCCATGTTGAATTTATTGTACATGTGCAGCGCACCCTTCGAGCCTCTCCCGTCTACCGTAGCATCAAGATCGTAGGAGTCAACACCTCCCACGCCAATATGCGCATTAGGAGCTATGCGTTTGCCACGATCGTCAGCCTTATTATTTCTGAGGTGGTCGGGAGGAAGCCAAGCTACACGGAACCTTCCGTTAGGGTCAGGCGAAAACACTACTTCTTCATCCTTCTTTCTCCAGACAAAATTACCCTGAACTACAGGGTTCGGGTAGAGATTATCGTTATGCTCTATCTGTTGGTATATCTTGCCGATGTTAAACAGGCTCCCCTCGATACTATCCCTGAAGGCTTCATCCTCGGTGAACGGGAACTGCCTGATTATTTCGTTTAACTCAGAGGGATCATCCTTGAACGACTCACGTTCGTTTTTCAAGTACGACTTACTGCCTTGATCTATAACCTCCCCGTCTATACCTATGATATCCCCCCGAAACTTTATGCGTCGAGTCATATTAGGGATATGGTTCGGAGGGTTGTCTATTACTGCTTTACCATACTTATCAAAGAAACCCTCTAAGGCTTCGTATGCGGGAATGAATATCCTGTAAAGTCCCGACCTGGTTCTACCGTTGTTATTTCTTTCATTGGGGTCAGAGTCCTCCCAAAGCCCCCTGTATTCCTCTCCCCCTTTGTTCATGGGGTTTACCGTACTTCCCACCAGCGCCTTGCCTACGATGCGCTTACCCACGATAAGGCATGTACGCTCTATACGCCACGCCTCACGGATGTCAGTAGGCTTCTCCCACTTGCCCGCCTCGTCCAGGTACAGCATGTGCAGCTTCTCGCCATCGTATGCGTTGTTCGTAGTGTTCTTCCAGTTGATGACGGTGTTGAGCGCATCTCCGCGTTGAGACGTTTTGTTGTTCTTAGTAATCCGTTTCGATGGCTCACGGAAAGCTAGCTCCATACGCGGGTTCGTGGTACCGTCCTGGATAGGCTTGAAGAAGAAGGGGTAGCCTCTAAAAATAGAGACTACTTTTTTCATAAAGATGTTTTCCTGGGCATCCTTACCAGTCTTTGACTGAATGCCCAAAAGCTTTTCTTTAACTTGACTAGCCTCGTCAACAAGTACAGCAGAGCATATATTGGTGTAACCAGAGCGACGACACTTAGTATAAAGCTGACCGAAACAGCGAGGATCAGCCTCGCAAGCAGCCATGTGGAGAAAGATGTCTCTTTGGAAAGCAAGGTATGATGGGTATCCGATATCAATTTTAGACCACTGTAAAAACATATAGTGTCTCCCTGTAATATACGTAGGTTCCCCATTGTTGTAAAACCAAACGCCGTCCCTCCTGCGTTGAAACTCTTCCTCGATGTATACACGAAACCTTGATCGAAACT